TGATCCAAATACAAAAAAGTTTTATAGTGGAGTCTATGTCTCTGCTTACGTTTCAAAGGGTGCACAGGATGCATGGGAGAAAGTCTTAGACGGAACATACGCTGGATTCTCAATCGGAGGAAATATTAAAAAATATGACGATGTTATCAGCGAAGATAGCGACAAGACAATTAGACTTATTAAAGAATATGACCTATACGAGCTATCTTTGGTAGATAATCCAGCAAATCAATTTGCAAATATCATTTCAATTGAAAAGGTTAATGGCGAGAATGAAGTTGGCGGGTATTTATCAAAGGCTGAGATTGATAATGTTTATTGGTGTAATACCGATGACATTGTTCAGATTTCAGATAGCGCTTCTGCAGAATGCCCTTCATGTTCAAAAGCAATGATTAATACAGGGTTTGTTGAAAGAAATGACAATAACAATGCAGAAACAATAAAATTCTTAGTTGACAGTGCTAAAGGCATTAATACAATTAAGATGGAAAAGGAGGAAAGTCCTATGACAGAAAATACAGAAGTCGTTGCAGATGCTCCAGTAGCAGAAGCAACACCAGAAGTAGAAAATGTAGAGGTCGCTCCAGAGGCACAAACAGAAGCAGCAGCAGAAGTAACAGAAACCCCAGTAACTGAGGAAGAAGTACCTGCTCCAGCTGAAGAAAGTGCTGAATCCACTTCATTAGAAGAGGAAGCAAAGCAAGAAGAGACTGAAGTCGCAAAATCAGAAACAGCAATCGTCGATGCTGTTGCAGACATCAAGAATACTCTTGCAAATGCCTTTGGCGATCTAGCAGCTACAATCAAGTCAATTGATTCAGCTGTTGTTGAGTTAAGCAAGTCTCTTTCCTCTGTAACAAACGATGTAGCAGCAGTAACTGAAAAAGTTACAACTGTTGCAAAGGACGTTGCAGGAGTTCAGGGCAGCTTTAACGAATTTGGTAAGCGAGTTGATAAGGTTGAGGCAGAAACCGCTTTCCGCAAGTCTGGCGATCTAGGCGAGATCGTACAGGAACCTACAATGGTTCAAAAATCCCTATGGGGCGGCAGTTTCCTCGCACAAGCCGACCTATATCAGTAACAAAATCACTAGGAGGTGAAAAATATGTCAGAAAATACAAATATAGTAAAGAACTATCCATCAACCAACCCAGATTGGTCAGATCAGTCTTACAGCGAAATCAATGGTGATGGTTCTTTGGTATCAGGTGCAATTGGTGGTGCTAATGCTACAGGTCCTGATGGATATTTAAATCCAGCAGCAAGCCTTGGCCATAAGCCAACAGCAGCATTTGGAACTACAACAGGTCCAAACGCAGTTAATCCATCAGGAACACCAGGTGGTATCCTTGCTCCAGAGCAAGCTCGTCGCTTCATCGACTATGTGTGGGACGCAACAGTTCTCGCCAAGGATGGTCGTAGAGTAACAATGAGAGCAAACACCATGGAACTTGAAAAAGTTAACGTGGGTGAGCGTGTAATTCGTGCAGCTGCACAAGCTGATCCGACATTCACAAACGCAGGAGCTACTTTCACAAAGGTAGAGCTTACAACAAAGAAGATTCGTCTTGACTGGGAAGTTTCAACAGAATCTCTCGAAGACAATCTAGAAGGTGGAGCACTTGAAGACCATCTCGTTCGTCTTATGACAAACGCATTCGGTAACGATCTCGAAGATCTCGCTATCAATGGTGATGGTATCACAGGAAACTTCCTTTCAATCATGGAAGGTTTCGTAAGCAAGGTTACAACAGGAACAGACGCACATGAGGCAATTGTTTCAGTTACAGACAATGCTTGGACACCAGAGGTAATGCAGGCAATTATTCTTGCAATGCCACGTAAGTACCGTGCAATCAAGAACAATCTAAAGTTCTATGCTGGTACAGATGCATTCCAGGGAATCGTTAAGAATAACGGTACACTTGCTGATGCAGTCGCTGAAGCTTTCGCTGGACAACTTCCAGGAAGCACTCAGATGAACCGTCAGAACTATCTCGATGGTAACGGACAGACATTCGGTGGAGCACGTACAACTCGTGTCCTCGGTGTAGATGTTCAGGAAGTTCCATACTACCCTGCAGGATATGTCGACTTGACATTCCCACAGAACCGTGTATGGGGATTCCAACGTGACATCACTGTCAATCGTCAGTACCAACCAAAGAAGGATACAATCGAATACACAGTATTCGTTCGTTTCGGCGTTCAATGGGAAGAACTTGACGCAGTTGCTTATGCAGATGCAGATGCAATCGATTCATAATTGAATCTATAACTTTGGGGAGTGGGATAAAACCTGCTCCCCTTTGTTATATCTGCTATAATATACTAAAGGAGTGTGCCATGGAAAACACTAATAATAAAATTGATAAACTCGACTCTGTAGAAGAAGTCGTAGAAGTACCAGCAGAAGCCGTAGAAGCCCCAGTAGAGGCACTACCAGCAGCTGAAGAACCAGAAGTATTAGAAAAAATTGAGAAGGTTGAGAAAGCCAATATCCCTTTAGTAAAAGAGCCTAAGTCAAAGAAAAAAGAAGAAAAGACTGAGGCTCCTAAAAAAATAGCTGTTTACTCAGAAAGAAATCTTTACAAGTATGAGCTCGGAGAATTAGCGAAAGGATATAGTATTCTTCCATCTGCAAAAGCAGAGAGATGGGTAGCATCAACTAAAAAAGTTAGAATTGCTACGCCAGAGGAAGTTGCTAGATACTACAATAAATAATGATCGTTACTAGAAAGCCACCATATCCATTATTTGTAACATATACTGTTCCTGGTCCAGCAGCATATGCAGTGGTCATTGAAGACTTAAAAGATAATGTTTTATCTGAGACATATATTCAGCTGATAGTTGGAAACAGCCTAGAGTTTCCTTTACCATTGGAATTATCAAAATATGATGAAACTTACTCTTTGTCAATTTACTCTTTCGGAAGCTACAACCTTGATGATGGCATTCCACCTTACGAGTATGATGATATTGTAATCGAAGACAATTTAACTATTGAAAGAACATATGTTGATCCTGCTACACTAGGAACTAATGCATCAGAGATTGCACAATATGCACAATATGAACAACTTGCAAGAGCAATTATTGATGCACATACTGGAGGATTCTATCTTCAGGCAAAATATGTAGAAGAAGTCGGTCAAGGTACAGACTACTTCCCACTTTGGAATAAGACATATAAGATTCTTAAGGCATATGAGAATGGAGAGCTAGTTTATGACTCTTCTCTTACAACACCAGCTTTAGGAGATTGGAATTATCTTATTACAAAAGATAAGACTGCAATCACCAAAGATCCAGCATATCCAGTTGGAGCATTTAATAGATCAGAGCAAAAACCACCAGTATTTCCATTAGCAGTCTCAGATTCTATTTCATTGTATGAAACAGATGATAGTGGTAATGTGTTCACTATTCAACCAGGAACTCTTTTCCCAGCTGGAGTAGATTATATTTTCAAATTAGAGCAAGGATATAAAGTTGTACCTATAGATATTCAAGATGCAACACTAATGCTTATTGAAGACATCAAATGTGGAAAGCTAGATTATTACAAGAGATATGTTACATCTTATAGCACAGACCAATTCAGGCTTCAATTTGACAAATCAATGCTTAATGGCACGGGAAATATTCTTGTAGACAAGATCCTCGATAAATACATAACAGACTATAAGCGTCCAGGAGTACTATGATTAACTGTGAGGTAGCAGATTTCATCTACCCGCTTTATGCAGATATTTATTATCCAATAATCTCTCAAGGAGCATACGGAGAAATTAAAAAGTCGTGGGTATTTGATAGAACTGTTGTTTGCAATGCTGCTATACCAAGTGGTGGTGGCAAAGAAGAGATTAAGCCTGAAGTATTTCTTCAGTATGAGAACAAGCTTGTTGCACGAACAAAGTCAGACTTAAGAATTTCATCTAATGATGCAGCTGGAGCAGTAACAAACATTTTGGTTACAAATATTCGTAGTGCTCATGGTGAGTTAATTTACAAAGAAACTGCTGGAGCTAGAGCTGGTAAGGGTACTATTTATGAAGTAGCAACTCTTGAGCCATTCCTTGGACCTTTTAATAACATTGAATATTACAAAATGTTATGGAGAAGAACCGAGAATCAAGCAGTAGGTGACTGATGAGAGTCTCACTTAATACTAAGCAATTAGAAAAACAACTATTTAATATCACCGAATACTCGTTTGGATTTATAGAGGGTACAAATAGAGGTAAGAAGGTATTCCTCGATAATCTTGGTAGAGGGATTATTGATGCACTCGGAATGTACATAGACGCTAATGCAAGAATGAATAAGGATGCTCTTCACCATGTTTATGAGTGGTATCAGACAGGAAGCCCAAATGCTAGATTATTTAATTTAAAATATACAGTAAGCAATCTAGGGCTATCCTTTAACTCAACATTTTCTCAGTCAAAAAGTGTTTCAAATAATTCATATGAGCCATTTTATAATAAAGCAAAGATTATGGAAAATGGTATACCAATTAAGATTAATCCAAGTCCAAACGGAGTCCTTGCATTTGAAGATAATGGTCAAATGATTTATACACGAAAAGGAATAGATATTCAAAATCCAGGTGGACCAGCGGTTGCTGGATCTTATGAAAAGGTATTTGATCAGTTCTTTAGTAAATATTTCACTCAATCATTTTTGAGAGCGTCTGGCTTGTTTGATTATATTGAAAACCCAAAGGTGTATAAAAAGAATTTTGCAGCGGGAGCAAGGCAAGGACGTTCACAAGGTATAAAAACAGGTTATACTTGGATTACTAATGCAAAGATAGGAGTAGATAATGCCTAAAGCACTACATTTACCATACCCACCAAGATGGCTCAACGCATACGTGTTTAATAAGCTATCTGAATATGAAGACATTGGAGTAAGTGCTACACAACAGGTAACGCCTATTTTTGCAACCAGCCCAACAAATACAGAAGACATTTATAAGCAGGTAGTTGAAGCAACAAATATCTCACAACCCCTAATCATTCAATATGACAGATTAATGAGATTTAGACCAACAGCATTTTACCCACATAAGAGAGAACAGCTACTATACTACTTGTACAGCACAGACATTAACAATGTAAATAACGCAAATATTGTAATATCACAACTACTAGACAGAGAAGACGCTGCTGCCCAGGATGTAAACGCTTGGGCAGCCAGCAACCCTCAGTTCCACAATGGTCAGGAAATTCCATATAACGTATATTTCCACAATATTAAGGTTTATCAAGCAGATGAGGCTAGAGACGTACTCGAATTGGCCTCCGCTAGAACAATTTTTGTCAATAAGTTGATCATTGAGTATGACTACCATGCCAAAGATGGTCAAACATTTAAATAACTAAAAAGGCTGTTATACTTTATATGAGGAAACACGCCAACAACTTAATACATGCTTTAAAGAAAAAGAGGTGAAAATATGGCATACAGCCGTGGTAATTCAAATAATATCATCGTAGGTGCAGCATCGTTTTTCATTGCTGACACTACTCTTGATGCAACAACCCTTCCAGCTTTTGATGCAGCAGAGTCTTATCGTGAGACACTCTCTAACGAACTAGACTTCACAAACGTTGGTTATACAATGAACGGTCTTGAAATTCAGTTCCAACCAGACTTCGGAGAAGTTCAGGTAGATCAGATTCTTGACGTTGCTAAGCTTTACAAGCAGGGAATGCAAGTTAATCTTGCAACTGCTTTTGCAGAATCAACACTTGAGAACCTTCTCATTGCTCTTGCTTACAAGGATACACTCCTTACAGGAAGCAAGTCGACATCTGCAGGTCTTTCACTCGATCTCTCTTCAGGAGAGCTCGGAGAATGTCCAGTAGAGCGTGGTCTCGTAGCAGTAGGTCCAGGAACTGGCGATTGTGCAGACTCAGACAGCATTGAGCGTGTCTACGCAGCATATCGTGCACTTTCAATCGAGAATGTAACAGTTTCTGCTAAGCGTGATGAGGCTTCAATGTTTGAAGTTTCATTCCGTCTACTTCCAGAAGATGCTTCAGGTTCTTACGGAAAGATCATTGATCGCACATTTACACCAGTATCATAATATTGGTT